TACCCAACCTTCTACGTTTGTAGGGGAGTCATTGTTGTCCAAAAAGAATGCTACCTTTTGGTCTTTTGCTTGTTTGTTAAGGGACTCAGCGAGTACTTCCGCCAAGTCTATTTCCTTAGTTGCTTTCGCCATATGTTAACTTATTTTATTAATTGAAAAGGTCATCAAACGCCGCCGCCACATCATCTAATTTCTTAGAAGGTGTTGCTGCTGGTTTAGATGGAGTTGTGTCAAATGGGGCTTCCTCGTCATCGTTACTAGCCGTTGATGAAAGGGTTTCAGCTGATGCTGATTTTTCATCTTCAGAAGTTCCAGATGGATTTAACCAACCTTCTAATACATTTTTCAATTCTGCATAAGTTAATTCTGAATAAAGTTCAGTAATTTCTTTCTGATTTGTTAAGTACTTATCCGTATCTTCTTTAGATGCTGCTAAAGGTGTTTCTTTAGGTTTAACACGGATTGTTGTTACAGGGTAAGATGTACCACTGTCTTCAGCTGATACCACTTCAACAGTAATATCTCTACCTTCATTTGGGTCAGTAATATCACCATAATCAGGGTCTGCCATATAACCAAGAATTTCTTGATATACAGTTTTACCAAAGCCCCAGAATTTTACACCTTCACCTTCTTCACCTCTTACCAATACTGGTACGAATGTTCTAAGTTTCGGCTCCATTTTCTTAGCAGCTTTCCAATCTTCCTTATCGCCCATTCTTTTAAGTTTGTCAGCAAACTCAACAATTGGGTCAGGTCTACCGAATGACATCGGAGATAGATAAGTTTTGTTGTTTACGTTGTAGTGAAAGTACAATTCAATGAAAGGATTCTCTTTGTTGAATTTGTAAGGGACCAAACGAATAGTGTGTTTGCCCGGTGCTGGTTTCCAAAGTTCTACAGTTGTTCTTTGGGTGTTTTGCAGTTTGTTAAGTCTGCTCTTAATTGCGTCTAAGTTAATAGCCATGTCTTTTAAGTTTTAAGAGTTTAAGTTTTAAAACATACGTTTTAAGGTTGGATTATAGTGTCTTTCCTACACTTCCGTTACACATATAAATATAATGGAAACACAAATATACGAAGAATACCTGATATTTCCAAATCTTTTTTTTGATGTATTTCTATGATAAAACGATGTAACAAATATACGATAAATTTGTGACAATACCAAATAAAAAAATACTTTATCGTAAAGCGATGTATATTTTTTTGTAATCTATACAGCATAGGGAGAGTATCCCTACTGTCCAACTAATTGTGGGTGTTAATAAGTTAGAACCACCCACACTCAAATAAAAAATCACACCACATATTGTAGAAGTGAGTATTAATTGCCAGTTTTTCATCTTAGTTTATAACTATATAGTGTACCACAATCATCATCATCTAAGTCATCCTCCACCACTTGGATACCACTACCTATAAGGTCTTGTAACTTTTGGAGATTTACTCTCCTCCAATATCCAAACCGAAGGTACACATCGTTTGAGCCTCCACACACTTGGGATAGGTCAAACTCACCAAATTCAGACCGAATTAGAACTAAAGTGTCTGCGTCTATTCTCATATTAAAGGGGTTTTAATTATTTAACAATTTCAATCATTGAAAGTGGAACAGTATAAGAACCGAACCCACCACTCAACACTTTTAGGGAAGCTTTGGTACGATTTACTTTTTCAACTCGGAGTTGTTTGCCCATCAATTTAGGGTGGTTCACTTTAACATTCATTCCAACACGTAACTCCTGCTTTTTTTCGTAAGCAACCATAGCTCGTTTGGAGTTCATTACTTCTACTACTAATGAGTTAAGGTTTCGTAACTCATCAAGGGTCATGTTGTTTAATTGGGAATAGTTCATATTTTTAGGGGTTATCTCTTATTACTCTATAAATGTACGAAAAAGATTTCATATATCCTAGTGTTTGTAAAAATATTTTTTAATCTACTGGATAAAATTTTATACTCAGTATTACATTATCGGGCTTTGAAGCCAATAGGGATTCTATATAATCATTAGCTCTCTTTCGAGCACCAAAGTGTCCAAACTCCATCACATCGTAATATGCTAAGGTCACTTTGTAGATGTGGGTAGGAAACTTACTACTACCATAATGCACCCTATGTTCAATGTTACTACGTTTTACATTGGGTAGCTTCATTAGAGAAGTGATTCGGTTAGAGGAAGCATTGACGGTGAAGAAATCAAAATCGTTCATATCAAAGGGGTTTAAGTTGAACTCTTATTACTCTATAAACATACGGAAAAGATTCCATATATCCTAGTCTTTTGTGAATTATTTTTTTAAATAGGTATTCACATATTCGGTCTGAGTCATTGTTTTTTCAGTACCATTGGGAAATAGTACCCGAACTATCATTTCTCCATTTGATAGGTAACGGGCAGTGATTTGGGGAGTCATCATATGTTATAGTCTAATGTATAATTCAGTAAATTCAATTCTGTCAGTAATGTGAGTGGGTAATCCCATCTGCTTCGCCATTTCTAGCATTTCACTATAAAAGTATCCATCCCATATACCACACAACATATTGTATAAAGGGGTGTGCCAACTTTCATTTCTAGCGATGTGGTAATCTTCCACTATTTGGATGGTAGTAGAGTGGAACTCCATCATTTTTTCGGAGAACAATTCGTGGCGGTTAAATCTTACAGTATTCATATCGTTATCGTTTTATTACATAGTAAACATACGAAGAAAGTCCGATATAAACAAGCGTTTATGAGAATAATTTGTGACAACTTGTGTCAAAATAAAAAAGGGAGAATTTTTAGTTTCTCCCTTTTAGTTATTTTTTAATCATTGTTTTTAGTTTCGTTGATTGTTCTCTCATATATGGTTTATCATCAAATACGGATTGTATCATATCTGCTTCTTTATGAAAACCATTCATTCTTAAAGTGAATGCTATACCATCCGCTGCTTCAACTCCATTCCATCCGGATGCCTGTGATACCTTTCTTCCAAACTCATGTGTACCATCTTCTCCACCCCAATATTCCGAACTATCTACTCCGTTAGTTCTAATATCTGCCATTTTCTCTTTATACTTAGGGTCATCCATTGATGGGTAGTTTACTCTTTTAGCCCATTCAGGTTTTCCTTCAATCTTTGATACCAATTCCCTTGCTTCATCGTGGAAGTTTGCATCAGTTAATGCTTCAACTGCCGCTTGATACATTGCTTTTTGATATCCATCTTTACCCAACTTTTGTGGAGTAATTCCAAATTCTTCTGCTTTTTTCTTAGCTTCTTTGTTTACAGTAGGATTACCTTTTCTAGCTTCTTTTGGTTTAGAAGTAGGTTCGGTTTGTGGTTCTGCTTTACTTCCACCACCTTGTGAATACTTTGCGATTATATCTTTAGCGTATTTGTTACCAGGATTACCACTAATTGCGGTCATTAAATCCATTGGTTTCAATTTTTTAGAATCAATATCAGCTGATAAGTTTGATAAATTAACACCATTCTCGTCTGCCCATCCCGCTACCGCAGTTGCTCTTAACCCAGTCTTAGCTGCAATTGATTTAACAGTTGCCATACTATCTACTTTAGGTTCACCACCTCTATCTTTTGAATAATCTCCACCAAACATATCATTTGGTTTTGCAGCTCCTTTAGATGCACCACCTTTTTGGGCTTTAGGGTCTTCGTGTGTACCAGCCTTTAATGCGGCTTGATATGAATCCTTTGATTTAAAGTGTACTAATTTTCCGGTCTCTTTACTTTTAGCTTTAAAATCTTCAGCTTCAAATAGTCTTTTTAAACTTATGTTTGCCATTATGTGTTATTATATTCTATAAATATACGAATTTTTATTTACATCCCCAAATCCTATGCCAATAAATGATAGTACTCTTTGAAATGTTTTATTCTATCCGGTAATCCAATAGTTCCACCATTTACTCTTTTAGTAATTGATGTTACAGTAGTATCAGTTGCACCACCATCCGCTAATTTATTCAATCCGTTTTTAGACCAGAACCAAGCTGCTGATAATAATGCATATTTAGATGATACTACATCAGGATTTGATGCTATATCTTCACCAATTGCTTTACCAAATTGAGTATAGTTATCTCTACCCGTCAATTGAATATATCCTCTACCTCTAAATTTGTAGCCATCTCCACTTGCTTCCGAACCATTAGCCATACGATTTGCATATACTTTGTTTGCAATTTTTTGTGGGTTTCTAGCATATGGAGTTGCTGCTGCTTCAGTTGGGAAATATTTCTTAAAGATACCCGCTAAACCTTTAGCCGAATAGTTTAAGTTTTCTTGTGTTACTCTGAATCCACCGCTTTCATGTCCACATTGTGCTAAAAAGTGTGCTAATCTCAACGGTGTATTGATTTCAAACTTAGCTGCTGTATCAGGAATCATTTGGATTACTCCATCAGGAATATGTCCTCTCAGTTTATCCAATTTTAGTCCACCTACCGATACTATTGTTTGTACAGTTGGAGTGGGAATGGGTGCACCTTGCCCCATAATTTTAGCCCAAGTAGTATCACCTACAATGCCATCCGGAGTTAGTCCGTTTTTTGTTTGAAATGCTTTTACAGCTTCTTCGGTTTTAGGTCCAAAGTTAGTTACAGCTGGTTCAATACCCAACTTTTGTTGCATTAACTTAACATTTTCGTTGTTATCGCCTTTTTTTAATAACATAATAAAAATTATTTAGGTTGTTCTTCCGTAACTTCTTTGTTTCCTTCTCCGAAATCAATTACTTCAAAAACTCTTGTCTGAATTTTTTTAGTTCCTTCGGCGTTTGTTAATATGATTGAATTCTTAAACTTCTGCCAATTAATGACAAATGAATTATCTAATACACCGCCATTTTCCTCTTTAACCAATTCGTTAAGAGCATTAATAGTGTATAGTGAATTAGATTCCTTCTTTCTATGTATTAATATTGTATTTTCCAATGGAGTATCCGGTTGGAAAGCTGTATCTATATTGTACGTGATAAATAATTCATCTAAATTCCCCTTATTTTGGAGAATATAAATGTAATTATAAACTATGTGATAAGTTTCACGAATTAATTGTAATGTATTCTGTAACTCACCTTTCGTTGTAAACGTACATAATAACTGTGTTTTCATCCTCTTTTTCTTTTTCTTTTATTATCTATAAATATGAAAAATTGGATGAAAGGGTATTTTTAACCTTTTCGTTTTATAGGTTCTATGTGAGATGAGTTAGCATTATTCATTGATATATATTTACAATCTTTACCGGTTGCAGATATACCTGGATCGTAAGACCATCCCATACCACTTAATACGTTTACACCATCGATTACTTCATGCTTTGGAGCTCCTTTTTTGGGATATTTAGTTCTCAAGTTACCAAATAATTGATATCTAGCATCATTGTTATTGATAACTTCTGCCATAGCACCCATTTTACACCAAAGTCCTAATTGTTTTTTATAATTGTCATAATTTTTCTTTTGTTCTTCCGGTGATTTTCCAAAACATTGTTTATATTTTTCAAATGGTACTTTCTTCTCCACTTTAGCGGCCATAGCAGCTGCTTGCTTTTCTCCTTCTGCCAATATTTCCTCTTTTTCTTCTGAAGAAATAATTCCCGCAGCAACAGCTCTATTTAAAGTATCATTTAATTCAGCTTCTTTTGCTTGGATTTCTTTTTCACTTTTTACTCTGCTTTCTTCACCTGGAGTGAATGACCATTGGTATGTGTCAAATAGTTTTACCAATTCTTTCTGAGTATCGAATCCTTTATGTTTATTATAAACTGTCATTAATATTTTATCCAATCCTGCACTCGCTCCACCTTTTTCGTATTTAACCGATGAACCACCTTCAATCAATACAGTAGATTTAAATGTTTGAAGATTTTTAGCGATTGCTTCAGCTGGTGATTCTCCTTTTTTAAATTTAAATGATTGTGTTGGTTTATATGTTACGATATCAGTTACTTTCCAATTAGATGCAGATGGCATGAATCCCGCATATCCTTGTCCTAATTTTACAACAAAATCAAATATCTCTTGCATATCAGGAACACCCGCTCTAAAATCAGGATTATTATTCATTAATATTGCAATTGCATCAATTTCTTGTTGAAGTTTTTCCGCAGCGTTTCCACTTGGATTTATATATGGATTACTTAAATTGTTTATTAAACTTAAAATGTTTCTTGCTTCTTTTGGAATATTAGCCTTACCTTTATAGTACTTTGTAAAATCATCTAATAATTTTTTGGCCATCATCTTTTTTATACTTTCAATAGTATCTCTCCTTCCTTCTGATGAATTTGTATCATGTCCAAAATCAATTGTTTCAATATCTTTCTGAGAAGCTAAAAAGTTAACGTTGGCGTTGTGTCTTTCTATCGCCACTATTGTATCTTTAGCTTCTTGTTCTGGGTTTTCAATCCCTTGCTTTTTAAATTCTTTTATTAATTCTTTTTCAGTAGGTAATGTGATTCTTTCTAACGTAGTATTGCCAACTGTTACGCTTGTCACATTTCCTTCTTTATCTTTTTTAACATTTTCAACTTTTGTAAATGTTCTCTTTGGAGTTAATTTAGATGCCACCATTGATTTTTTCTTAACAGGATGCCCCGCATCAAACACTTCATTATTTTCTAAAAATTCATTAAATTGTTCTCTAGCTTCTTCACTCATAGAACTACTAATAACAACCTTATCGTGGTCTTTAAAATTACCGGCTTCAGATGCAAAGTATATTTTAACATCAGATGTTGCTGGGAATGTTATCCAATCGGATGCAACTTTAATCTCATTTGCTGTTAATCCTTCTCCTTTTAATACTTTTCTAATTACACCCTTTATTATTGCTTTTTCTTTATCACCGATTGGTAATGAATCAACCTTTGTATCAGCTTCAGTAGCTTTACGTTCTACCGCATCTTTACTAAAGAAAACATCATCTTCTTCCATTTTTTTAGGAAGTTTACCACTCGGTGTAGTAGATTTTTTATCCTTTTCTTTATCCAATGCAGCTTTTTCTCTACCTACTCTAGCTTGTAAATCTTTATCAGTTGCAACAGTTTGAGGTGGTTTTGATGCAGGTTTTTGATTTTTATTTTTCTCTGCCTTTTCTTTTGCCGATAAGGCTTTCATACCACCATCAACCGTTTTGTGGGTAATTTCACCACCCGCTTTTTTGGAATAGTATCCGCCACCCATATGATAATAACCAGGATATTTTTTAGATTCACCTTCTTTAGCTTCTAATTTAATTTCAGAAATTATTTCTTTTATTAATGATTCTATTTTCATTTCATTTGTACTTTTACCTTCTTTTTTCTCATTATAAGAATCAACCATCTGCTCCATCATTTCAGGAGTGATTTCCATTTCTTCAAGTCCTTTAGAAATCATTTCGGCAAACTTAATCATATTTGCATCCGTTTCGGCCTCACCATCGGCATCAGCAAATACAGCTGCTTTACCAACTCCCTTTAGAAGGGTCTCACCAATAATGTGAGGTATAAACTCCATTGCTACATGTTTTCCGAATGCAGCAACACCATGTGATAATCCACCAAATGCAGCTCCGAATACGGCAGTGGTTACTACTTTAAATGCAACCGATTTGAGTGCTTTTTGTTCGTGCTCACTTAAAGGTTTGCCACTAAAAAAGTTTTGAACTCCTTTACCAGCTGCTTTAAATTCTTCAACTTCATGCTTAGCTCCTTTCTTAATTGCTTTCCAAGCTCCAGCTGCTTTATCCCTTAAAGCCTGTCCTAAACTTCTACGTTCTTTTGAACCAGGTGCTCCTTCATTTCTATCAAAGAATGCTTTTTCCTTTTCAGTCCATTTTGATATTTTTTGTCTTATCTTATCAGTAAGTTTTGGAGCCGATGTTGGTGCACTTGGCGGTGGCGGTGGCGGTGGTGGCGGAACTGCTCCTGCTTTTTTAGTTCCAGGAGGAGGTGGCGGTGGTGGCGGTGGAACTGCTCCCACTTTCTTTCCAACCGGAGGAGCTGCATTTCTTGGTGCATCTCCAGGAGAAGGTTTAGTATTCCATCCTGGTTTTGCATTTTTAATCCAATCAGGTTCTTGCATTGGTTCATCTCCCCATGCACTTTTATTTTTAACTTTTTCGGCATCCCATCCTGGTTTTGCATTTTTCATCCAATCAGGTTCTTCCCATCCTCCTCCTTTTGATGCCGCTGCATCTGCCGTTGCTTTTTCTTGATTTTTTGGGTCAATTGTTACTAATTTTACAGTCTTTCCTTTAGAAGTTTTTTTAGTTACGGCTGCTTCAAACAATAAATGAGAAAAATTAATATTGCCTTCAATTAGTACCTTTTCAACTACACTTTCACTTGCCATATATTGAGCAGGTCCATTGGGTTTATCTGAATAATACCCACCGCCTACACTATATACAACACCACCATCTTCTTCCGATGGCTTTTCTGGTTTAGGTAAATTTTGGGATGGTTTTTTATCGTTTCTCGACATTTTATCCACCAAATCAACATGAGATTCACCCGCAATAGTGATAGGTATTTTACCTTGTGCGGCTAATTCTTTATTTTTTCTTAGTAAATTTTCATCTCTAAACTTATTAAACGATACTTGAGCATCATGTACTTTTGTTTTTTTATCACCATTATCATCGGCAAAAGATAATCTATATAGGCTATCAACATCTTCTTCAGTTGGGTTTGAATCCCACGTATCTGATAGAGGTAGATTTGCTTCTTCTGCGGATTTTTTCAAAAGTTCTTTACCTTTATCCGTTAAGTAATCTTCAGGTATCATATCTTCTACACTATCACCTTGTCCTACCATACTTGCCCAATTGGCAGCCATTACTTCCTCATTACTTAATCCAGTTTCTTCTTCTTGACGTTTATATAGTGGAGATTCATTATTAGTTACATCTGTATCATCACCGTCCCAAGTATCTACCGATGAACCCATTTCTTTAAATTTGGATGCTGAATGGTCCATTTCACCTTTAAATTCGAATTCACCATCATTATTTTTGAAGCCACCCTCACCCACAAACACAACATCTTTCCATCGTTCTTTTGGTATTTTAGATTTAACATCATCTAATATATCATCAACCATTTTTGTATTATCATGCTTCGTTCCATACATAAGTCCACCACCTTCCATTTCCATTGTTTGGATATTTTCACCAGATGATTTTCCTTTAAATTGCTGTGCTTTAGATTCGGGATCATTATTAGCAGGTTCTCTTTTTGTTGGCTCTGATGGTCCTTCTTTATTTGCATCTGCTTTTTTAGCTGCTACACCTTGCTCTTCTGCAAATTTGTTACACATTGGAATAGCATCTTTAATATCCTGGTCTATTACCTGAACCTTCATTGGTATTTGTTTATCAGGATTTTTTGCATTATACGCCGCAATTGCTGCCCATCTATGATGGCCATCGATTACAAATCCATCTCTACTTACATAAATCGGTGCGGTGATTGAAGGGTGTTCTGGGTTTTCTTCCAAAGCTCCCATCATACCAACTACTTTAGCACCTACTAATTCACTTTGGGTTGCTTTTAATTTATCAGATGGAACTTCAGTTTGAACAACTTTAATTCCTTTTTCTTCCAACATTTTTTTAAACAATGGTTCGGTATCAACTTCACCATTTTCATCAACTGCCATTTCAGCAGCGGGAGTACCAGGTTGTGGTTTGCCTTTAAATTGCGGCATTTCCTCTCTTGGTATTCCCAAATTATCATCACAATACAAGTTAGTACCAGGTACAGTTACATCACATAAGTTAATGTTTGGTGCTTTTTCACCCTTTGCTTTTGCATCCGCAACCATCTGTTGTACCTTACTAATATCGGTATTAAATTGTTCCAAATCATTAGGTTCAATACCATCCGGTATATCACTATCTCCATTAAATGTTTCGGGGTCAGCTTGTGGCATTTCCTTTGCAACATCTTTTGAATCTATCGGAGCAAACTCATCTTCTTTCTTAGGTTCTTGCTCTTTCTCTGCCTGTTTATCTGCTTCTGCATCTTTTGCTAGTTGTGCGTTAGCATCTTTCTCTCTATCCATTCTAGCTCCCATTGCAGGGTCTGCTTTTGGGTCAAACATTGCAGCTGCAGCTTTTGCTGGGTCTTCTTTCGGAGCTTCTTCACCACCTTCTTTACCCTTTTCATCTTCCGGTTTTTTCGGCTGTCCTTCTCCACCCAAATCTTTATTCATTGCATCTCTTTCTGGACTTCCCTCTGGTGGTAATAATTTTTCTGCAGCAACTCTACCAGGAGAATCTTTTGGTAGTCTTAAAAGATTACCAACGATACCATCTTTTGCATTTCCGTCTTTATCTTTATATGATACTTTTTTACTTAATATTGGATTAGAGAATGCTTTATCCGCTTCTACTACATGTTTTTCAGGTGTTTTTCCTTTTTCCATTAGTAAATTTTCTACCAATGTATTCTTAATATGAGATAACCCCATTTCTGAAAGTACATTACTCAATTCCTTTAGGTGGATTGGGTTCTTTGGGTTTGGCATTCCATCATTACAACGGTAAGCCCATTCGGAAAGTATTTCGTTTATTAATTCAGATAAATTCATATTCATTAAAATTTGTGGTCTTCATCTTCGCATATCATTTCTAACTCATCCCAATGAAATTTTGGTTTTTGATTTAGAAATACAAAACATTTCCATTTGTTACTTTTTTCAAAATAGATATGTTTTTGTAAATATGATGGTATTGCCGCTCCAGTTGGAACTCTTTTTACAGGTGTATCAAAGAATGTTTTTATTAAAACAGTGATTGGTTCGGTATCGTCCCATTTACGGATTTGTTCTTCTAACAATCTCCACTCACCTCTATTAAGGTATTGGTCTTGCATTATACAATTTAAGTATGAAAACGTTTGTTTTAGGTTTACCATATTATCAGAGAATGTTGCAGCTGGTGCACCATGTCCTTTATCGTATATATTTTTAGCGTAATCATCCGCATCCGATGTTTTGATATTTGGCTCTTTGTAAAAATCCATTGCTCCTCTATTCACATTTGTAGGCCTGTTTGTTGAACGATATTTAATCACTAAAGGCTGTTCTAATGATTGTGAATAAAGAACTTCAAATACTTCGTTTTTAATTCTAACATCTTGTCCAAACGAAATTAGGGAAACAAGTAGGAAACCTATAAGGGTACTGATTTTTTTCATATTATAGCACTATTTTTCTATATACTATAAATATGTTATTTAGAGGTTTCCGTAAGTTTTTCCCCAACTCGCTTTGATAGGATATCCATCTTCCTCAATTATATTCTTCAATCCCATAATCAAACTCTTATCCACATCAGTAGGTACATCAAAAAGAAACGAGTCATAAGTGTACAATTCTAAACTAATCCCACTTCCCTTAATATAATCCAATATGGTTTTCATTTTACCCACATTTATTTCAGTTTCATATGCTTGAAGTAGATAGTTAAATACTTTTTGTGGGTTGGATTGTTCTACCCAACTTAATGGTATATGGCGGTTTGGAGTTTGGATATAACCCCTTTCCACACTTTCCTTCCAAAACCTATCAATAAAATCAGCAACCTTATCAAAGTATGGGATTTGTCGAAACTCATCATCGATTCCACCATAAAGAAGGCGGAACGTTACACCTTTACCTTCGGCAACATCACATCCATATTGCTCAGCCAACCATTGGTGAACATTAGTTTGTGGTAAGGGAAAATCAATCAACTTACCAATAAGACGTGGGTGATACGAATCGTAATCCATTTGTAAGAATATCCCATCCGCTATTAGGGTGTCTCTACTTCCATCCGATTTGTTTAGGGCTGCATAGTTCAC